GAAAGAGATATACGCAGTTCCACTTCCTGCGCACGCAGAAGGGCCGCCTGACGAATAAAGTCAGCTTCCTGCAGGCCGGTGGCAGCAGCTGCAGCCTTTATGCGCTCTTCATCAGCACGATGCATGCGCAGCTCTTTGCGCGCTTCCATCTTGCCTGGCGTGGGTGCGGTGGTTTCGATTGCAAACATAATCGGTCTCCTTCTCTAGAGAAGATGTACGGTATAACGCCGTACGTGTCAATGATCATCATGGGGATGATCAGCGTCGGCCACATCGGAAATTTCAGGTTAACAACGATTATGATCCCCTCGACCATCCAGCGAACGTTGGAATAGCACAATGCCAACATCCCGAGAAGCCATCCTCACCGCCTTGGCGGACCTGTTGCGCACGGTGCCTCATGTGCCGGTCCTGCGCGGCGAGGTCCTGCCGGAGCGCATCTCCCCTGCGGGGCTGATGATCCTGCGTGACGGCGATCCTGGCGATCCTGCGGTGACGCTGTCGCCGCTCGCCTACCATTACCAGCATCGCGCCGAGCTTGAAGTCATCGTGCAGGGTGAGGCCCGGTCTGCGCAGCAGATGCAAGGGTCCGGGGGACCCTTGCAAGGAACAAACGACCGCGACACTACCTTTGCAGCCCTTTGTGCCCAGATCGGCGCGGTCATTCGTGCAGACCGCACGCTCGGCGGGCGTTGCGACTGGGTTGAGGCGGAAGCGCCGCAGCCCGTGGATCTGCCCATTGAGGGGGCGGCCAGCCTGAAGGCGGCGGTGATCCAGGTGGTGCTGCATTATTCAACATCAGACCCGCTGGGCTGAACAATTGGCCTGACCCACCGGCCTAAACAACAAGCCTGACCCACCCCACAACCTGAGGAGAACACAATGGCACGCGCACAAGGCGCGCGGGCGCAGATGGCGCTCGCCTACGAATCCGTCTACGGCACGCCGCCCGCGAGCGGTTATTTCAAGATGCCCTTTGCCAGCGCGACGCTTGGCGCAGAGCAACCACTGCTCGAGTCGGAGCTGCTCGGCTATGGCCGGGATCCGCTGGCGCCGATCAAGGACGCGCTGACAGCCGATGGCGACGTGGTGGTTCCGATTGATGCGATCGGCTTTGGGTACTGGCTTAAGGCGGCGTTTGGCGATCCGACCACGACCGGCGCGGAGGCTCCCTATACGCATGAGTTCCGCTCGGGCAGCTGGACCCTTCCAAGCCTCGCCATCGAGATTGGCATGCCAGAAGTGCCGCGCTTCGCGATGTACGCGGGCTGCGTGGTCGACCAGCTGTCCTGGCAGATGACGCGCTCCGGCCTACTGACTGCCTCGGTCAGCCTCATTGCCCAGGGCGAGACCCCGGCAGCAGCCACGGGCGCGGGCACGCCGACCGAGATCGCGCTGCAGCGGTTTGGCCACTTCAACGGGGCGATCAAGCGCGATGGCGTGGCACTGGGCAATGTGGTCTCGACCCAGATTACCTATGGCAACAACCTTGACCGTATCGAGACGATCCGCGCCGACGGCAAGATCGACGGGGCTGATCCCTCCATGGCAATGCTCTCGGGCAGCATGGAGGTCCGCTTTGCCGACACCACGCTGATGGACCAAGCGATCAACGGCACCGATTGCGCTCTTGAGTTCGCCTACAGTCTGCCCACCGGCGAGAGCCTGACCTTCACTGCGCATTCCGTTTATCTCCCGCGTCCGCGCGTAGAGATCGGCGGGCCGCAGGGCGTGCAGGCCACCTTCGACTGGCAGGCAGCCAAGGACAGCATCGTCGGGCGCATGTGCACCGTAACGCTCATCAACGGCGTGGAGGCCTATTGATCATGCTTAAACTTGACCTCTCGACCGACCCGCGCTGGCTTGATCTTGCCCCCGGCGTCCGCGTGCGCTTGCTCCCGCTCACCACCGCGCTGATGGTGACCACCCGCAACGATCCCAGCATCGAAGCGCTCCCAGAGAATGCTAGCAACGAGGACCGTGCGCTGGTCTTTGCCAAAGCGCTGGGGCGGCGCGCCGTGGTGGCATGGGAGGGCGTGGGCGACATGGACGGCAACGTTCTGGACCTCACTCCCGAAGGTGTTGACGCCTTGCTCGACATCTATCCGATCTTTGAAGCCTTCCAGGCAGGCTACGTCGCCAAAGCACTGATCCTGGATCAGGAAAAAAACGTCTCCGCGCCCTTGCTGACTGGCACTTCAGCGGGGGCGATCGATACTGCGAGGCTTGCGACGCCCTCGAGGCCTGCAAAGTCCCGTGCCCGGACTGCCCGCAAAAAATGAACCAACCCCAGACCTTCGAGGGCGTGCAGGTCTGGGACCTGGTTGGACGGCTGGGCGGCCAGCTGCGCGCCACAAAGCAGACAATCCTCGGGTGGGACATGGGTGCTGCGCTGGCCATGGCGCGCGCCCTTGGCATCAACGGCCTCGTGGCGATGGAACTGCTGCCTGAGATCGAAGCCGTCATGGTCAAACGCGTGAATGAACAGATTGGAGGACAAGATGGCCGATAAACGCGTCTTTGTGCGCCTCGCAGCTGTTGGCGGGCGACAGGTCAAGGCAGAGCTGACCGGCGTGGGCGAGGCAGGCGGGCGCGGCATGCGCCGCTTGTCGCGCGAGGTCGATGCTGCCAATGCGCGCCTTGCTGCCTTCACGCGCCGCGCCACGATCGCAGCCGCCGCTGCAGGGGCTGCTGTGGTGGCAGCCGGTGCTGCGATGATCCGCTCCGGACTGCAAACCATTGACCAAACTGCCAAACTGGCGCAATCGCTGGATACAACCGTCGAAAGCCTGCAGGTGCTGGAGCGTGCCGCTGACCTCTCGGGCGTCTCCATGGGCAATGTCGAGCAGGCCACGGTGCAGCTGACACGACGGTTAAGCCAGGCTGCGGCCGGTGCGGGTCCTGCCGTCGATGCCCTCGACCGCCTTGGCCTGTCGGTCAGCGAGCTGCAAAACCTGCCGCTCGATCAACGCATCGCTTTGATCCAGGACCGGCTGGCGGAGTTCGTGCCGGAGGCCGAGCGCGCTGCTGTCGCCTCGCAGCTCTTTGGCGATCGCGCAGCCCTCGTGTTCACCCGCATTGATACCGCAACGCTGCGCCAGGCCGCCGCTGATGTGAATGATTTCGGCATCGTCGTCTCCGAACAGGATGCGGATCAGATCGAGCGCACCAATGACGCGATCTCCCGCCTCGGTCTGATCTGGCGCGGCGTGTCGAACCAGCTGGCGGTGGCCGCAGCACCCGCGCTTGAAGCAGTAGCGGAGGCGCTGGCGGCCATGGCGCGCACAACCGGTCCTGTTGGAAGCGCCATTCAGGGTCTGTTTGAGAACATTGGCCGACTGACCACATACGCCGTGACCTTCGCAGGCGTGATGGCAGGCAAATGGGTGGCGGGCCTCGTTGCCGCGACCTTCTCGGTCAGTGGGTTGGTGACCGGTCTGGTTTTCCTGCGGGCGGCGCTGATCCGAACCGGCATCGGCGCTCTGATCGTTGGCGCAGGCGAGCTGGTCTATCAGTTCACGCGGCTGGTTTCTGGCGCGGGCGGGTTCGGCAACGCGCTGGACCTGCTCAAAGACGTGGCGGTTGAGGTCTGGGACCGGATATCGCTCAGCGCGGATGCAGCTTGGGCGCGCGTGGAAGCTGGATGGGCCACGGCGCAGACTGGTATTTATGACGGGCTGCAAGATGCAACAGCGGCGGTGGTCGGCTGGGCAAACAGCACCGTCAACACCTTCGAGGGCACATTTTTGGCGGTGCAGGCCATCTGGGGCGCGCTGCCGGATGTGTTTGAGCGCGTTGGCGCGCTTGCGATCAATGGCCTTGTCGAAGTGATGGAGACCGGCATTGCGGGCATTACCGAGGCGGTCAACGCCGTTTTGACCCTTGGCGGTCGACGTCCCGAATGGGCCATCGCAGCCCCTGATCTCTCGGAATGGAAGTCTGCAGTCCCGGAAGCCGTCAATCTGGGAGCGCGTGCGCGGGAGGCCTACGACAGCGCCTTCTCGGACAATCCATTCAAGGTGCCTGAGCTCTTTGGCGGTATGGCAGATGATGCGCGCGGTCGGGCAACAGGCTATTCCGAGGCGGCAGGCATGCTCACGGACGCAGCGTCCCGTCCCATGACGGCTTGGCAGGCGCTGAAGGATGCCATTTCTGGTGCGGGCAATGAAGGCACGGCGGCGCTCGAAAGTGCCGCGACCTCAGCGGACCGGTTCAACGAAGCGCTGGAGGAGACCGAGGATCAGGCTGGCCGCGCAGGTGGTGCGGCAAAGCAGGCGGGCGCCGACGCAGCGGAGGGTGCAGAGGCAGCAGCCACCGGCTGGCAAGCGGTTGTAAATGCGGTCAGCGAATACGCGGACAAAGCCCGCGATGTGGGCGCGGACATCGGCAACGTGCTCGTGAGCGCGTTTCAAAGCGCGGAAGACGCGATCGGCAATTTCGTGAAGACGGGAAAACTGGATTTCAAAGGCCTTGTCACATCGATGATCGCAGACCTTGCCAAGCTCGGAGCGCGCAAGTTCATCCTCGGCCCCATCGCCAATGCACTCTCCGGCGCGCTCGGAAATCTCGGCGGCATGTTTGCGGGTGTGTTCCACCAGGGCGGTATCGTGGGCGGGCCTGCGCCCTCACGCATGGTCCCGGCCATGGCCTTTGCCGACGCACCGCGCCTGCATAACGGCGGCTGGGCCGGACTCAAATCCGACGAGGTCCCGGCGATCCTGCAGCGAGGTGAGCGGGTGCTTAACCGCCGGGAAGCCCAAAGCTACAGCGGCGCGGGTGGACCGCGCGAAAGCGCCCCCGTCGTCAATATATCGATACAGACCCGCGACGCCGAGAGCTTCCGCCAATCGCGCACGCAGGTCGCAGCCGATATCTCGCGCGCGGTCTCCATGGGCCGGAGGGGCATGTAATGGCGTTTCACGAGGTGCAGTTCCCCGACAACATCAGCCGCGGCGCGCGCGGTGGGCCACAGCGGCGCACGCAGATTGTTGAGCTCGCGTCGGGCCGCGAGGAGCGCAACGCCAGCTGGTCCGCCTCGCGCCGCCGCTACGATGTCTCCTACGGCATCCGCCGCGTCGATGACCTGCACGCGGTGGTCGCGTTCTTCGAGGCACGGCTGGGCCGTCTCTACGGCTTTCGGTTCAAGGACTGGGCTGAC